CTAATCACCGTCTGATACGTTTTCTGTTACACGACTTAAACCGGATTCTTTTCCATACAATCGTTCCATACCTTGACGTGTTACAAGCCACATTTTGCCGGACTTCTTAAACTCGCCTTTTTTAAATCCATTCTTTACACGGCCTCTACAATTCTGTTTCAATGCATCAGCTGTAACATTCCAACGTTCTGCCGCCTCTTGCGTTGTCATGATATCGTCTAGTTCAAATTTCAATTTCTTCACCTTCTGGCTAAACGTTTAATTACTAATATCAAAACAATAATAGTTGCTATATTAATCAACCATTCTAAATATTGCATAATTCACCTCGTTGATTTACAATGATGTTGAGAAGGTGGCGGGGCTTTCACCCGCCTGCTTTTTACTCTTTGCTAACAAGTTTTAGTATTGCTAGTGCCAGTAGCAGTGGCGTTAGCGCATTTGCTAAGCTTGTTAGCTTTTCTATTATGTCCACTTGTATCACCTCCTTACAATATTATTATACCCTATATAGGGTATAATATCAAGCATTTTCTTTTAATTTTAATAATAAAAAAAGGGCCTACTAACCTAGATATTATCTAAGCTAGTAGGCCCTTCTGCATTTTATCAAAACTATACTACCATGAGTCCACCTGCTCATGCTCAGGAGATAAACGGATCACCTCTCTATCGATGAATTACCACTCCGATTATTGCCCCCGCTCCCACTACCTGGGATAGGTTGCGTTGCATTCGTAGTCGTTTGATTGTTCTCTTGTCGTTGTCTATTTGCCCTTTCAATTCGGTCAAAGAGTTCTGCATTTCTGACAAGGTAACTTCTTGCTTCATAGATAGCATTTTGGCTTTCATCAATTCGGTTTCCAATGTCGATATTGTATTGTGCGCTTCGTTCAATTCTTCCTTTTGCTTCATAACTAAGCTTTGAGCTTCGGTCAATGGAATACTGGATGTCTCGATTAAGCTTAACGCTTTCGCGTTGTTGGCTTTCAATTCGTTCCACTGTGTTAAGGGAATTGTTATTGTGCCCTCCACTTGGCTGGTAGAAGATATATCCGATGCAAAGCAAGGTGACGCACACAATACTACCGATAAGAATATAGCGGTTACGAGTGCAATCAAATAGGCTTTTGATTCTTTCATACATTATACCCCTCCCAAGTAATCGGTAATACCACGAGCAATAGCTCGGACGATAGTATCTAAATCATTCGTAAGCATAGCATGGTCTTCTTCATTGTCAATAAAAGCCATTTCAACAAGAACTGCTGTTGCATCCGTACCGTTTAAGACCCAAAGGTCATCACGTTTTTTAACGCCCCTGTCCACTGTATTAATACTTCGGATAATTTGTGATTGGATATCATTGGCCAAACGTTGCCCATTAAAGGACTTGTACAAAGTTTCAGTACCCCGAGCTTGCGTATTGAATGCATTGCAATGGAGTGATACAAATATATCAGCTCCCCAAGAATCGGATTCAGCGCATACTAGCCCTAAATCGTCATCTTGAAGAGTACGAACTTCGCACCCTGCTGTTTCTAAATAGCGCGCTAACATCTTGCCCGCATCACGTGCCACATCACATTCGCGGGTACCATACACAGGATTCACCGCCCCACTATCTAAGTTAATGTCGTGTCCTGGATTAATAAATACTTTCATCGTTTGTCCTCCTCTTCTAATTTATCAGGAATACCATTATTATTTTTGTCTAACCAAAGTCCTAAGAAACCTACAACAGCCATTAATACGCTAGGGATGAATATATGATCTATGATATTAATCCCTACATTAATCAGCTTGTTCGCCTCGTCAGATACGTACCCGCTAACAAATGACATAACATACTGAGTTATTACCAACAAAATAGGTACTAGCATTGTTAGTACTAGTACCCTTGTAGCAAGAATTCCTGTAGGGTGGAAGTTAGCCACCCTTACAGATTGATATGATTTTTTAACTGTATTGATGAGATTTGGTGGTATGTTCATGCAATTCCTCCTTAATATCATCAACACGAGCTTCGATACCACCAACACGAGATGTTAATTTCACATGCTCGGTGTACGCCCTAGTGCGCTGTTCGCGTGACAATTTGATTTCATCTTTTAATTCTTTTAACGTGTCAGTAAGTACCCCCATTTTTTCCTGAAGCATTAAAGTGTCTTGCATTCGTTGCAAATCCAACTTTTCGAGCAATGGAATAACTAGAACCTTATGCCCTATTCCTGCAACTATACTGACAATAGTCAACGTGGTTAGAATATCATTCAGTTCGAATTGCCATGTCCACATTCAGCAACTCCTTTCCTACTGAGCTTCAACAGTTTTTGTAAACATCAATTTCATTCTTGCATTGTAGAACTTGACTGTTATTGGACCACTGGACGTTATTGGAATTTCCATATTCGTACTATCAATATATTTAATTGGCCCATCATTGATTTGGAAAGGTAACCCAATCACATATGCAATTATTAGTACATTATTATTAATTTCAGCAACTGGTGCAAATACATTAGCGTCTTTTATAAAACTGACACCGCCTCCACTCAATGCATTTAATGCAAAAAAGTCTAGCATAACGCCTTCAAGACTATCACTATGAACCATTACATTATTATCTAATAGTATATTTTTAATTTTAGCGACGGTTTCAAGGTTTACATTATCACCTTGTTCGCCTTTAGGGCCAAGGTTACCAGTCTCGCCCTTTTCTCCTCGTTCACCTTTTAAAGCAGCTAATTGTTCTTCGGTAAAATCAGTGTACTTAAACGGCTCTCCCTTAGGGCCTGGAATACCTTGTTCACCTTTATCGCCTTTTTCTCCCTTTAACTCAAGCTTTTGCGCTTCGGTTAAATCGTCAAAACGTAATGGCTCGCCTTTCGGCCCTTGCGTTCCATCTTCACCTTTAGGACCTTGCAATTTAATGATTTGAGTTGCATCTTTAACGTTGACTTTATCTTCCGCGCCCATATAAATATTAATAGTATTTTCGCTCATATTATTTCCCCCTATTACTTATACCTTGTTTAATAATTATTTTACCTTTTACTAAACATTTAACAGGTCGATTACCTGCCCAAATAAATAAATCCCAATAATAAGTACCGCTATCAATCGAATTGGTATCTAAGGTTAGATTGAGTTTACTCTTTTCTCCATCTAACAATTCAGACGTACTATTCGTAATTGTGAAACGTTCTATTATTTCATCATCCCAGCTATATCTTCTTATACATGCAAATACATCCTCCGCACTAACTACTGAATCACATCCAATAGTTAATGTAATATATTCGCCTTTGTACACCTGAATATTATGTTCGACTGGTAGCATTATCATTGTCCTTTTCTAAATCCATTAATTCGTTATGGACACATCCCTCTGTTGGACAAGTACCATCATCGTTTAAAGTTGCCCAACAGTATTCACAAAAGTGCATCACTGGTACATCAGATTTGATTTCGTAGTTGTCCATTATTTAACCTCCTTAATTTTTGTTAGCATTTCCGCATTTAACTTTTTATATTGTTCTTGCAAATCATCGTATGGCGCATTAGCTAGCCGTCTACGTAGCAACGCTTGGTCTAACGTTGCAAATCGTGTATCGTAGTACCTCTTAATATCTGCAATCTTATCAGCTTTTGTTGGCTCGTATGGTATTACAGGAATGTCAACGAATTCGCCATTTACATAGGCTTTCCCATTTGTAAATTGTGCTTGCATTTCACTATCACCACTTAAAATAGTGCTTGTTGGATATGTTCGTTTCGCTAACTGTTCTACTTCCTCTAATGTGTCGGCATGAACACCCACTACATAAGAGGTTTGGCGAACGCCATTTTCATCTAATACAAATACATACATATTATTGTCCTTTCTTGGAGGTTACAATGAAATTAATTGAGAAATTAAAAGGGGCTCATGAACGCCCCTATATCGCATATAAAGTTGTAGGTTATTATGCCTCTTATAACGAGGCTAAGGAGGCATTATGCAATGTGCATACATTAAATAATGTTTACCATTCATGGTTAGAGTTACATTCATTACATGTCTCATTACACACCATGAAAGGATATGAATGTGCTTATCATCATGTATCATCAATATCTCACCGCCCTATCAACGAAATCACATATATAGATTTACAAAATATAATATCGAATATGCTAAAGAGCGGACTCTCTTATTCATCATGTAAGAAAGTTCGCTCTTTACTCAATCAACTATATTCATTTGCAATTATTAATGACTGGTGTTCAAGGTCATATAGTCAATATTTAAATATTGGCCATAATATCCCTAAACGCCCACGCAAGGTATTTACCACCAATCAAATTAACCGCTTATAGAGTATTAATGCAGAATTACCTTTGATACTCTTATATACTGGAATGCGTGCTAGTGAATTAATTAATCTAAAAAGCACTGACATCAATCGAAAACAACGGTATTTAAAAGTTACATCAAGCAAGACTAAAGCAGGTATCCGCATCATTCCCATTCATCATCGCATATGGCCATTTATTGAATCTCGATTGTCAAATAAATGGATCATAGAGGAAAGAAATTATGTTTCCCTTTCAAACTCCTTTAAATTAGCAATGAAAGCTATTAATGCTAAACATACGCCCCACGATTGCCGTCATTCATTCGCTACTAGATTAGATGATATAGGTGCTAATTATAATGCTAAACGATTATTGTTAGGCCATGCTTCATCTAATGTTACTGACGGCGTATACACTCACAAATCACTTAGACAATTACGCAAGGCCATTGAAATGCTTAAATGACCAAGGGGGAAAATCACGATATGGTTGGGTTGTATTTCCAATAAGATACACTCAATTCCGTTCTGCAGTAACAAACCATCAAGGTGTTACATATATGAATTCAAGAGTTGAAGAATTCAATAGTCTTGATGGAATGACTCTTAAAGTTGGTGATAACTATAGAGATACGGAAGATGCTCAATGGATTACTGTTGGGATTTAGTTACAACCCAACTGCAATCCAGTCAGATGTTGAACCACTATCATTGTTAGGTGCATTAATTCGATAGGAAGTGTTTGTGTTAAATACGGAAGTCAGTAATTTGTATGTGTCTCCTGTATTGTGTTGCGCTACCATTTTAGGCCTTACTTTAAAAGCAATTGGATATTGCAACAATTTATTCTCTAAGGAATTTCCCCCTTGGATAATTAAATTCCCAAACAGCTTGCCCAAACAGATATACCACGCATTTACATTGCTGAAATCATATCTCACACCTAAGCTTGCTAAAGTCTCTGTATCTAATGCTTTAATTACATCTTTTGAATTTTTAATATTCAAATTAGAAAGCAATGTTTTTACCAATGCTAGTGTAGGTGCTAGGCTTTGTTTATCGCTTTCATCTGTCGTAGTAATCATATTATTGACTTTTTCGATAATTGCATTAAACCGATTATCATGTGCATGTTCATCGGAGTTATGCGCTTCCAAATCATGCACAGAGGCTACCCCATTGTCAGAAATAACCGCTTGTACCTTTTCGGCATTGCCGACCACAGTAGTAATCGTAAATGTGTAGCTATCCATTGGCGTGTTCTTGTCGGGGATGTAGTCAACATAGTTGCCCCCATTTGTGTATGAGAATAACACCTCTTGTCCATTCTCCCCCGCTTTGGCCATGAGTCCTATTTCTCTAGCGTAAAAGCCGGCTTCAAGATTTTTATTTGATAGCAGCCCTTGTACCATGAATTGACCATCGCCTGTCTTTACGCTTTTAGTAATCGCTAATTCTAATCGTTTATCCGTTAATGCGGTAGCACTCGGAATTGATGCGGGTATATCGCCAGCACCGATAACGATTTTTGTAAAAATCAAAGCCTGCTTACTAGCATTAGCTTCCGCAATAGTATTTGTCCCCGCCATTGTAGTAATGACGGCAGGATATTTCGCCATGTATACCTCCTATATATGAATAAATTGGTGAACGGTAATTACGCCACCGACATAAAGCTGTTGCGTTTGTGGGCCTGTCGTAATTGTAAGACTGGGTTCAGCTAGAGCACTGCCTGCAGCTGTTGCAATACCGCCAACATACACACCACCTGAATTGATAGCATGCACATATTCAATACCATCTAGCCAAGACCGCTTATTCTTGACGAATTCCAATATACGAAGCACTCGCTCCCTTATATTAGGTGTCATCATATAACCGGACATCTGGAGTTTGAAATGGTAAGGCTTCCCGCCTTCATAATCCCAGTTTTCCACGACTTCGCATTCTGAATATAGCTCGCCGATAGTTTCTTCTACTAGCCCAACGGTTCCCTTTCGTCGATGCCAAGCGATAGAACTCAAAATTAATTTAATCTTTTGTTCCCTTGTTGCTGCTTCATTGTAGAAGTCAACATGTAAATGCCAGGCTATCTCATCAAGTATCGGTGTGCTTAACTCATTAAGATGCGACAAGATAGTTAGTCTGTCCACGAACGGCATCAACGTCATAAGTCGCAACGTAACCACTTCAGCTAAGGCTTGGACATTAGCATCATTAGCAATCGAGCTCGGTAGCGTATCCTTTAATTTGAATTTGTAGAGATCATTCATGCTCTACACCCCCATATGTGATAGTTTTACCAGTACACTGCGCCAATTCCACTTGGTAGCCATCTTCCTTCTTGCCGTCTTTCACAACAGTAAATACAGGGGATGTTACGCTAACACGTTTAGCCCCGGCTTCCATTACACGGCGAATTAATTCAGATGGGATGATGTCACGCCCTACTTTGCCGGACTGCCATTGTATATAATCCGTAACTGCCGCATCGACTCTACTCTTAATCGTGTCAGCGTAATACGAATTATCCGAATCAATGTAGTACTGAATATCGATATTATAATTCTTAGCAATTGGCGCCTTTACAGACACATTATCGGTAAGTGGACGCACCTTCTTATCAGTGAGCGTAGCTTCCACTAATTTAATAATTTCTTCCCCTGCAATTTCACCAGATACAAGACCCGGATATACAACTACATCCCCCGGTTTAGGCGATACCACTTTCACGGAGCTAATAAGGGCAGATGCTTTTTTTGTAAAAAACTCATAGGCCCCTTCGGCCCCTGCACAAGAGAAGCTTTCAGGAGCTTCCCTGATACGTTCACGGAACGCATCGTCTGTCTCCGTGTCAGCACCACCTTCAGAGATTGTAATATTGGTTACACTTGCAATATAGGGAATCGGATCCACAAGCGTGGTAATCGACCCTACTGGGTAGCCGTTCCCTTTGGCAGAGGCTTCCATACACACGGCTTTTACATTTATCGTGGTTTCATTAGCTGATAAGTAGTAAGGCTCTGTAGTTGCAAAAAACACGTTATCACCTGAAGTAAACCGTGTACCTTTTGGTATCGCTATCCCTTCTGGCCTTGCCATTGATGCGGTTAACTTCATAGTAGTAACTGCGCCCGTAGCTTGTAAGCGTTCCACGCCTAACGCAATGCCGATATGGTCTAAGTTATTTCCCCTAGCATATGCCAGAAGATTCTGCTTGCCCGTATCGTTGATGCGGTTTAACAATAAAATCACAATGTTAGTAATCGTTAATAGGAATAAGCGAATAGGGTCCGCCGGTGCTAACTTTCGCCCAGTAACAGAGGTGTAGAGGGCGAATATTTCCTTTTCAACGGCTTCTTTATCCGCCGTGACAAAGTTGATTTCGGGTAAATTCATTATTATCGCCTCCACGGTGGTAAATTAATAGTCGCCCTTATATCTACATCAGGGCATTTCAAAATAAGGTTAGCAGGTAATATCACATATTGAGCGTACTCTTGATTAGCTTCTAACAGTACATTCATGTAAGCTTCGTTGCCATACACTTTAAATGCGATAGCGTCCCACATATCCCCTTGGATGGTTCTATATTGATTCATAGCCACCTACACTTTCTAGCCATTCATCTTTTATAGCAATCGATACCTTAGGCAGCAAATGTCCTTCTTCCGCATCAGTTGCTTCTGTACTTTCAAAGTCAACGGACACAACTCTGCATCGTGGCTCATATTCAGTAATGGCCCGAATCACCTCTGCAGATATTCTGGCCATTGCTACCGGTAAAGGTAAATCAATAACAGTACCGTCTATACCGAACCGCCTATCAAGTGGTACGGAAAATTGCGTTGTAGAAATAATAGTTCGCACATTTTGAATGATTTCAGTAAGAACATCCTTCGGCGCAAAATCAATGCCATCAAGGCGAGCGCTTACATCAATTTGCATTTGTATCGCCTCCTTGTTTAGGTGTGATTACAACTTTAGGAATATCCGGGGCCTCCTTCAGCGTCACATTAATGGATGCGGACAATACATTACCTCGATTATCAATCGTATTCATAGCTGCGCTTATGCTGGTAATCAGTAATTTGTGTTCACTAAACGGCTTGCCATTAATAATCAACTGTTCGGCTTGTCCTTCTCGGCACATCTTGGCCACTTCTTCAATTTCTTTTAAAGGGTCAACGCCCAATAGCTTATTAAAGTTCATCGTAAAAGAAATATCATCCGCATCAGGTCCCAAGAATTCAAGTATCGGCTTTTGCCCTATAATTTCATGAGACGCTGTTCGAGCGTTGATATTCCGTGCCAATGCATCGAACGTACGCACTGTATGAGAAGATGCCACAAACACAATTTTTCCAAAGCTTCCTAATTGGCGTTGTGGTAAGTATCCTCCTAAACCAAACTTATCCGCTAAATTAGATAGACGAGAGTAAGCCACATCGCCTAATTGTGTATTTTGTAAATTCTTTAAACCTTGTGAATTAAGGTTCTTCTTATAGTTGGCAGCAGTACTGCCTAATTTACTAAATAATGATATGTTACTCACCTCCTATCGATTCGGCGTGCCGGTGCTTCCGCCACCCGGAACAACTCCACCGTGCGTATGTGACACTAAACTAATTCCGTTAACCACTACATCCCCAGAAGGGGCGTTGATGGTTAGGTTACCTGTGCAATTAATAACGAGCCCTCCCCCGTCGGCATCATAGGAGACGGTCGATCCGTCCGCAAATTTGATGCCGTGGATATTCTGCCCATTAAAAGAGGGCTTATCCTTGGCATTATACGTAGTGCCTAAGATGTAGCCCTGGGACAAATTATTATCTTGAGGTAGGAATAAACATAATACCTGTTCGCCAACTCCGGGCATCCAGTAGTGTTTATTCTTTTGTGATCCGTGTGAAAGTACTTCAAGTGGATATGAGACTAAATCATCGCGGTCCGGAAATGTTACTCTTGCCGTCATGGTAGAGGGGTCCGTACTAGATACGATTCCGTCACGAATTAAATTTTTTAACGCCACACTAATATCCATCTAAGCACCTCCTTATATCTAGGCTTTGTGTATATCCGCCCCCTACCTTATGGGAGCATTTGCTAATGATATACTTGCCGTCGAATTTACCGAATCCTTTTAAATTGATTGTGGCAGATGCAGACAGCACGATATGGCCAAGCATAGCCACAGAACCGGTGATTTCATTCTTGTTCTTTTCGCGTAGCTTTTTCTTGGCCAAACGTTCCGCTTCCGCCTGTGTTTCACAGCTCTGGTTAACTTGTAATATCTTGCCTTGCGTTTTGTGAGGGTCCTTAAACGTATACTCAATGGTACTCTTTTGCTTAGTGCTCTTGTGCTTTACGTGGCATCCCCAATACACATCCTTTAATGACGTCTTTAAAGAATAGCTACCTTGATAAGGAATGACTTCCCCAAGCTCCTTAATTTGTTCTTCTGTAAGGTCTGTAGGCATTGGCCCCTTAATTAGCGTTGCGACTACTTTTTCTGTTTCGAACTTTGTTTCATCAAAAATAATCACTTGCTTATCTGAAACCTTTAGCGCCAGCCCGTTATCCTTACAGACTTTCATCAAGAATTCTAAATCAGATTGGTCCGATTGCTCGACACGATCTAAATTAATCGTCTCAGGTGTATCGTAAAACAATTCAAGGCCTGCACCTTTCGCTAGTTCCTCCGCAACAGATTTGAGCGTAGTCTTCTCCCATGACTTACTCTTTAATTCCCCTCTTAACTTGGATTCATCTGGAACACTAACAGCCCCTATAGTGACCTCGTGTGGTGGGTTTTTACAAGTAATTTCATCAATTTCAAACTGCCCACATTTCATCTCTATCTCGTCTCCGAGTTCATTCCAATTATGGAATACGATTGATGCGGTTAGCTTAGCCCCCTTTTCAGGGAACCAGTCGGACATCCAAAGCTCTTCTATATCATGTAGTGTAATTGATATATCATCAGCTTCTCCCGACATGACGTCGTTATAGCTGAAATCCTTTAAATAAGGAACCAGGTCTTGTGTAATGTCCTTTTGGTCATACTGCAATTTGACAGTCACATAGCGCAAATTACTAGGCATAGCTTACACGTCCCTTCCGGTTTTGAATTTCGGCAAGGCGTGCTTCTAGGTCATCCATCGCTCCACCTACAGCACTTTTAATTTGTTGTACAGCACTCGCATCCGCATTACCATTAATAGTGATGTTGATTGGTGCGGATACGGATACTGCAGAGTTGCCTTCACCTGGGAAAAGCCCCATCATAGCACCAGTTTGACGCCATAATGCTTCAGCCCTTGGTGTACCATTGATAGGAATTGCAGCTTCATCAGATTCTTCGGCAAACGTAGTAAGGAACGCGCCTTTCCCATAAATACCGCCTTTTGCGTTATGTTGCACCGTTTGCCCATTAGCTGTTGCCGTGCCTTCTACTCTTGCTTGAATTGGTTTACTAAAAATGGATCTAACCCATTCCCATTTTTCACTAATCCAATCAAACAACCCTCCTAGCTTACTCATAACCCAATCATAGAATTGGCCGAGCGCTGCTTTAGGGTCTTCCCATAATAGAGTGAACCAGGCTTTTACTTGGTCCCAATTGGCAATTAACCCCATAGCCGCATAAATTAACCATCCTATAGGACCGGCCATGAACGCGATAATGGCAGCTGTAGGGGATTCCCACATCGATGTGCAGAAGTCGGACACAATTTCAAAATGAGTGACTAACCATGCCAAAACACCAATTAATGCTGCAATAGCTAAGATAACCAACCCTATCGGATTGGCACTCATTGCCGCATTCAACGCCCATTGTGCCGCAGCGGTTGCATACATGGCAATACTACTTGCTATCATACCTGCTCTATGGATGCCCGATGCGATTACGTTGCGCATAGTTGCTACACGTTCTGATTTCATCATAAGTTTATAAGCCGCATGGGCCTCCGTTACGCTGAAGTAAACCGCTTTCACTGCTTTATAGGCAATTACCATCCCTGCTACAGCAACGCTTGTTTTGATTATGGCTTCCGTAAGTTCGGGATGTTCGCCGGCTACTTTTGACACATACGCGGCCTCATTAGCTAAAGAATCGCCCAATTCTGCAAGGGTGGGCAACATCGTACTTCCTATAGAAATTGCCACTGACTCAGTCGCGGACTGTAGTCTTGTCATAGCGCCCCGTGCATTATTCTGCATTGTTTCAGCCATAGTAGCAGCTGCGCCGTCACTGTTTTCAAGTTCTTTCGTTAAATTATCTAACGCATCCGGTCCTTGATCAATTACAGCTACCCAAGCCGATGCGGCGTTGGTACCGAAGATAGTCGCAAGGGTAGCAAGTTTTTGCTCCTTGCTCATATCTTTAGTCTTATCCGCTAAGTCGCGAACGATGGCGCTCATCTTGCGTGGCCCATTGGTATCATTCATAGCAATACCCAGGCTGTCTAATGCGGCTCTTGCTTCTTCTTGTTGCGCTGTGGCTTCGCTTAATGAAAGCCCCATTTCCTCTATCGCTTTGGTCGATTTTGAGGAGGTTCCTGCTAAACGTAAGAAGCCAGAACGCAAGGCAGTACCTGCAGCAGATGCTTTGATACCACTATTGGCCATAAGACCAGTAAGTGCAGCTGTTTCTTCCAAGCTTGCACCAAAGGCGTGTGCTACCGGTGCGGCGTACTTCATTGTTTCACCCAACATTTCAACAGTTGTATTTGTCTTGGTGGTGGTCTTAGCAAATACGTCCGCCATATGGCCTGCGTGTTCTGCACTTAACCCAAAGGCAGTAAGGTCATCAGATACGATATCAGCAGTACGCGCTAAATCCGTATTGCTGGCTGCAGCTAAGTTCAAAAGCCCCGGCATACCGGCCACGATTTGTTGAGAATTCCAACCGGCCATACCGAGATATGTCATGGCTTCGCCTGCTTGTGTAGCAGAGAACATTGTTTTCTCGCCGAGTTCTCGAGCCGTGGCGGTCAATTGTTGCATTGCCTTATCATCAGATACGGTGATTGCTTTTACCTTGGACATCACCGCTTCAAAGTCAGCTGCTTTAGATATCATCCCGACCAGTGGAGCGGCCATTACAGCAGTAGTAGCCATAGTGCTACCTAAATCACTACGAGCACTTTTAGCATTAGCATCTGCGGCAATTTTATTTTGCATTGCTTTTCTGAGTTTTGCGTCTTTAGCTGCCGTTTGGTCAAGCGCTTTGCCAACCTTCTCCGTTGCGTTGCGGTACGAGTCCATAGAGATAACGCCTTGCTTTAATGCAGAATCCAAAGCTCTTTGCTGTGCTTTCAACTCGGTCATTTTAGAGCCGTATTGCGTCAACGTGCCTTTGGCTTGCTGCATCGATGTTTTAAATCCTTGGGCTAATGCGCCGTTTATAGCAAAAGCAATCTCAAATACTTTACCCGCCATAGTTCCTCCTTTCTTTTAAATTTGTGTACGCAAAAAGCGCTTGATGGATTAGTCCTCTTCCTCCCTCAAGCGCTTTTCATCTTCAAGAACAAATTCTAAATCATCTATCCAATCTGCTATTTCAGCAATTGGGGTAGACATCCAAAAGTTTATGCCTCCGCATTCTCTAAGCCGGATGGCAATTCTTCGGCATTGTTGTCCGGGAGAAGTCCCATTTTCTCTACCGAACCACGCAATAAAAAAACGCTTACCTCTGCGCACATTTCAGTGAATTCAGAGATTGGCATTGTCATTAATACCTTGGCACTTTCTTTTAATGCTATGGCGGCAACTTCTGCCTGAAATCGTTTAGAGAATGTAACATCTGGGGTCATATCTCCTTCACGGCGGACACGAAGTTCCGCCTTTGTGAAGTCAAACCCAGTTAAATTATGTAAGCCATCAATTAGCTTTTCGCGATCATATGTAGCCATTATTTACCCAATGCCTCCCTTACGGATGCCAAGTAATCAACACCATTGATTACACAAACATAGTTGAATTTATCAATTTCAGTACGAGTTTTACCACCGACAGTCATTTTGAAATATACAATTTCAAACTCTGTAGAAGTATCGGTTTTACTTGCCTGTTCAAATTTGCCAAGACCGATTTTCTTAGGCATCACTTTGGCATATACGCTAACTGCTTCCGGTACTAATTCACCTTTTGCAGAATCGTATAATTGTTGCGCACCACGAATTTCGATATCATGTACCTTTTGACTAGCAAGGTCTGTCACATCTTTGTCAATGGTATTCCATTTAATGGACATGTTCATCGCCTTAGTTTGACCGAGTACGCCCAAATCAACTTCGCCGGCAATGCCTGCGCCCTTGATGGTATCACTGATAAATTCGATATCAGGTAAGGTTACATCGGCGTAACCATATAATTCTCTGCCAGAGCTAAAAATGGCAAAGTCAATCAACTTATCTCTATGTTTAGCCATGAGTTACCTCCCTCTTAATTAAATAATGTGCTCATGTAAGACGAATCATATTCTTGAATAAAATCGATTTCACGAGCTGGCGTTGGAACGCCTAAATATACATGGAATCGATAAATTCCGTTCAACAAATCTGTTATTGGGTTTTCGGATTCCAAAAATTCAACACGGGCGCCAAGAAGTGCGCCGGATGCTACGTGACCATTTAGCCAAGCATTGGCACTATTCACAACGTTATTAATCAATCGTTTATTCCCTGGGTCGTCAATTTTAGACCAGAAGGATGTAATCAACGTGTTGGATACCCAGTTAAACATACGACGTACAGGGATAAAGGAGTCCTTAACATCTGTATTAGATGGGTATGCCGTTGTACGGTTACCCCAAGCTCTCCATCCTCCGATGAAATTAAGTGCAGTAATGACACCTTGGCCGTTCAAGTAAGCTGCTTCATCTGGGCCTAAATAGATTTCAGTACCGTCTTTCAATACAGCACTATCCGCTTGCAAGGACTCATTGGATGGAGACTTGTATGGAATATCGTCATATTTGGCGTCTGTCTTAGCCATAAGACCTGCGAGTTGCGTGGATAAATGGAATTGACGATTAGCTAATGCTACTTTTGGCCAACATAAAATTTGACGTTCATCGACGTAGTTCTTCTTATTTTTCCATTCACTAACGGCAGTTGCTTTTTTGATTTCATCTGTAGGGGCATCACATAAGGACATAGCCTGGAACATACCGTTAATAGTAGTTTCCTTTGCTTTCATTACAGCCGCTACAAGCGTATTATGGGACCAGCCTGGCGCCAATAAGTTACCAGGGATTAAGCCAAAGCGAGGGAATACTTCATTGATAAGTTCCAAACCTTTACGCTTACCTTCGGTATCCACACCACCTACGATGTCATCTGCCGTTACCATAGATGGGTCTACGTAATCATAAGATACCCAAACAGATGTTGCGCTATTAAGTGCCCCTGTAGATACAATCCCAATAAGCAATTTGCCTTCATCATTAAATGTCGCAGTGTAATCAACATTGATAGTTGATGCCGCTCCGCCATTGGTAGCAGATACCTTTAACGTATTGAGTAATACCGGGTCTTCAATTGTTACGACTTTATCCTGAATTTGTTTTTGCGTAGACGCTAACGTCTTCTTATGTTTCTTCGGATCAAGAACATTGATAAAAACTACTGGCGCCATCCCAAACAAAGAGAATTGGGAATACATCGCTTCACACAACGTGTATTTATCCCATTCTTTAGAGTAACCCAATTGAGTAGTGGCAGATGCATAGTTGTAGCACAATACGGCCTTATTAGCTTCCGCCGGGTCCGTGGCCAAATGCACAGGCGCGGTGCCGACATAAACCGGTAAGGCTGCCGTAGCTTCTGTCATAGAAATAAGAGAAGTAGGTACCTCTCTTGTATAAATTCCGTGTCTATAGTTTCCCACTATCTACGACCTCCTTTTTTAAATTCAAGGTAAGCGGTATTCATCGCTGTACCTTCTGTTGCTAATTCTTGTTGTGCTTCTGCAATTTTATTAATTGGCACAAACAATAAGCGTAGCATTGCTTTATCTTCACCTACAGTAGCAGGAATGCCGTCAATATAAACGGTACCTGTGGAAAGACCTAATTCAGCACTATTAGGGCCTAAGTAGATTACTTGTTTAGCATCTTTAGTTTTAACTGTTGTTTCCACAGTTTCTGTTGTTTCATTTACACCTTCAACTGGTGCATCAGCTTTTGCCATTAAATAATCATCTCCTCTCGTATTTGTTCAATATCGTATTTAACTGTCATAAATCCCTCCCAATATGGATAGGCTTGATCTGGAGGGATGTCGGTATCAATTCCGTGCTTATCATCCAGCACTAAACGGTATCGCTTAGCAATAACAGGATGGGCCAATAATGCTTGCCGTGTGGTTTCTAAGAAATTGGTAATCTCCATCCACCCCTTTTCCACATCCTCCGAATATACTCCGTGGATTAGAAATAATTGGACGGTTGACCCCTGCAAGGTATCCTCAATCTTATTAATGCGAATAACAAGATGTGGATATTGGTCCTCCTTGGATGATTCTTTCATTTTTAAAAATCCCGGTACAACCAATAAAGGATTCCCCTTTACTTGTGCGTCATCGCTAAAATAGTTAGCATGCACTTGTTTTAGGAACGCCCCCAAATCGGTTGCTAATTGCGTAGGTGTCATCGATTACCCTCCTATTAATGTGTCAAGTGCGAGTTCCATTTGCTTTTGCAATTCCTGCTCTGCTTTATTCCCAACAAAAGCGGATATCTTGGCATCGCCCAGTATGCTTGGTACTGATGGGCCGTGAAATTGCCCTATCGGATACCTGTCCGCACCCTTACGATACATCGCCCCGATATGTCCACTTCTCATACGAGCAATAAAAGCATTAGGGATTGGCCCTCCGCCACCATTCCGCATTACTTGTGCTTTGACTATACGCCCTCTCCGTTTAGGCGGACTTTTTGGCGTAACTCTGAATTTAGTAAGGGCTATTGGTCTACCTTTTAAACGAATAAAGGCAGATAAGGTCATGCCTGCCTTATCCACCTTTATAGTTTTATTAATATTCGCTTTAGTAATTAGGTATTCTTCGTTAACACGATCAACTATAGCCTTTTTGATTTTAGGCAACGCCTTGTTGATAGCTTTTGCGGTAGTCTTCGGAGTACCAACAACTAATGCGTCTATCTTAGCCACCCCGTTTTTCAGCCCTTTTATGTCAATAGTTACACTCACGAATTATTCCCCCTAAGGACAATATTCAGCACGCCCATATCGTCTTCGCAAGACTGAACCAGCATAATGCGGCCGTTAAAACGAAAGATTTGATTGTACTCTGGCACTTCAGGTAAATCCCGCTTGGCCACGTGTACTATAATCGTATCGTAAATCAACCCGTCAATATCCTGGCCCATGATTTCGACATGCTGCTTATCGGTAAGACCTTCTGCCACAGCATAGCACTGCGTACCGTTTAGGTTATGTACTTCAGCAAATTCATTGGAATTGATAAACACCTTTTCAATATCATTTTGCGCAAAGGCCTTAAATCCCATGATTATTCACCTAAAACGTCGAGGAGTTCTTCACGGGTAGCATCTTCAGGAGTATCCAATTGTTCAGCAGATACCATTACGCGAAGTGCTTCATCGGATAAGAGTTCCAAATTGACGTCCGCATCAGAAGCAAGGATATCGGAAATCATGTCCGCCTTTGTGGCTTTGCTTGCAAAATCAAGACCAATGGATTTGCCATATTCGGCCAATTCCGCATTTGTCATAACGCCAAGAGCTGCGGCTAACGAGTCTTCTGCATTGTTTTTATCATCAACTACAACAGCTGCGCCTAAACGAATTAGGCGCTGTTCTTCTTCTGTAGTTAAATCGGAGATGATATCACCTGGATTATACACATAATCACCGGTATTAATCGCGTGCTTTGCTTGTACAGGCATTAGTCTTACCCCCTTTCAATTACAATACGTCTGCTACAAAGTAGGAATCTACATCAAATGGAACGTAAATAGGGCGAGATTGTAATTCCAAAAATACCGCATCTGGGTCACGATTAACCAATCGACGTAATACATATTCGCCTTCATAGGTTACAAAGTCCATACCTTCACCAGGGATGATTGTATTCGCACCATACAATTTAGTGAATTTAGCCATATCAGAAGCTACCAACAATTTACCGGTAGGTACCATTTCTTTTTCTTGGCCATCTGTTGGATCAACATAGTAATTATCGTAAGTAAACACATTACATTGAATTTGACCGCCCATGAAGCCAACATACACAGCACCTTCTGCCATTTGTTCGAATTGCAAAAGACCCATTTCGGTACGACGATTATCAAATAGCGCCAAGATTTTTTTATCAGAAAGCATTACTTCTAATGTTTCAGAGTTCATGACCAACGTATTTGGATTAAAACCAGATGCTTTCAAGCATTTCTTTTTCCATTTGATAATGTTAGCCACAATTTCTGCAGCAGATTGGCCCCAACGCGCAGTACCAGATAATGTTTCTTTATTTGTAAAATTAAAGTCTACAACGTCATCAATGCCTTCGCCTTTGATGTGTGCCTGACCATTGAGTAATACGTCTGCTGCCATAACTTCTTGAGAACGTACCAAGTTATCCTTTAATTCTTGTGTATCTTGCGCCAAGAGTTGGATAGCACGTTCTTCAGGAGTTACAGTACCTGCAAACGGCTGTTCACCCGATAAACGAACCTTGATATCATTTTCTGTGATAGGGCGTTTTTCTTTCTTTTGCGCAGGTTTATACGTAGTTGTAGTCATGCCTGTGCGTTGAGATAAAGGTGCTGTAGAGTTAGGTGCCACCCAAGGTGTGATAGTACGGCGACCTTTTACAATGTCAAATGAAACTGTTTCTGTTAAGAATGTTTTTGTATCTTTGAAAAATAAGTCTTTCAAAAAGGATGGCACATCGGGAGTACGACGAACCACCGCAGCAAGTGTTTTTGGTGCGTAAATATTATCCATGTATCCTCCTTATTAACGGAAATAAATGTTGCGGGCTTCAGCTTTTGCTGTGAAGCCTTCCGCTGTTTTGCCAGAAGCAAATACTAAATTCGCTGTAGCAAATTCGCCTGTTACAGCAATTTCGGCTACTACATCGCCTTTTGTAGCATCGATATCAGACAATGCTACACCGTATACATCTGTATCCGCACGTTTAGCTTTTTTAGAAGTAGCTTCTAATTCTAATACTGTGCCAGCCTTAATTACTGCAGCATCTTGACCGATTGTTACTTTCTTTGTAACGACTGGCATTTGTGTGCCAGCGATTAGGGGTTTGTACTCTAACTTTTGTTCTTCCACGTATGGCATATTATCTGCCCTCCTTATTTCTTATTGCGTGCTTTCATTACACGATCAACAATTTGCATTGTTTTTTCAGAATCATCGATATCCTCGTCAAGCACTTGACCAGGGACCGTGTCAACTTGATTAGATGCATTGTTAGCATCTTGCATTAGTTGTTGTAATTGATTAGTTGGTTGTTCAGGTTGTGGCATATTGAGTAATTCAACAGCTACATCTTGAACAGTAGCGTATGTTTCATATTTAGCGCGATTGATGACTTCAGCTCGTGCTTCGTTATTAATCCCATCAAGGGCTTGTAAACGTGCACGTTCAGCAGCAACGCCCGCATTAAATACTTCATCATATACTTCCGCATAATCAGTACGTAACAATTCAGCAGTTACTTCCATTGGCTCCTCTCCTTTCTCTTCATATTTATCAACAGGCAACCCTTTGAGTACATCCATACTCATAGGTAAACCATTGACAATTAAGTCAGTGCCTTTACGGCATGCAACCATTTGTAAAGACTCGTCAACACTTGTACAAAAGCCTTTTTCTAAAGCGTCCCTTGCAGTCAACCAAGTTTCTTCATCCATCATAGTTGCAATTTCTTCACGAGTTAACCCGGTGCGGGCTTCGTAAATATCGATAAGATTTTCTTTGGTTTTACGTAATGATTCTGCGGCTTTTTCAAAATCGTCAGCTTCGCCAAATACATATGAGCTTGGGTTATGAATCATCATTTCACTACCCAAAGCCATATGAATTTCATCGCCTGCCATTGAAATAATAGAAGCAATGGACGCCGCTAGGCCCTCTATAATAACAGATTTCTTATTTTGTAAAGCTCGCAATCGGTTGTAGATTGCAACGCCCGCCGATACTTCGCCGCCTACAGAATTAACATGTAGAACGATGTTTTGAGCCGGGTCCAGCCCCTGGAGTTGTGATAGTACGTTTGAAACGCCAGTATCTTCGCCCCAATAATCTGTCCCGTTCATGACTACGCCGTAAATATCGACGTCAATCGTCTCCGCTTCCTGAATCAGATTTAGCGGAGTTCGAATTTTGAACTGAAATTTGTTGTCCTTGTTCATTCAACAAGCCTCCTTCATCCATAGATTGGTGTTCACGAATACGTTGTGGTAAGATTTCATTTTCATAATCCATACCGGTAAGCTCTGCGGCTTCCTTAGCACGAGTACTAAATGCATTCTTAACACGAATTTCTGCTGCAGTAGCTTCCTTCTGTGGGTCTAATTGACCTTGAGAAGGTCCGTACCACTCAGCACCTAGCCACGCCTCTCGGATGATTGGATCATCAAAGAAACCCGGTGCATCAATGCGACCTAATAGAATGGCCATCGTAAGCCATTCTTCGTAAATAGGATTGCAAAATTGAGTAATAAATTCGGCGCGTTGCGTTTCAACAGACTTCCAATATTCGAGTAACGCCGCTCTTGATGCGGAGTAACTTTGGCCAAAGTGCTTAACTAAGATTTCATATGGAATTTCTAGCGCCGCACCTACGTGGCTAATGAGCGAAGACGTAAAGTCTGCAAAGCTCGATGGTATTGGCGTTTTTTCCGCCACATTTACCTTCTCGCCTGGTGCTAATACGTTAACTGTGCCATTACCTAATTCGATCGTTTCATCATTTTCGGAATCCACTTGATCATCTTCGTCAATAGCAGTTCCAAGTGACATATCGTCTGGTGCCTCCGATTCAATGAAGATTGCCATCAAGGCATTGACTAATACCTTCATGACTTCTGCATCATTGTACCGGCTAAGTACTTTCAAGTCCTCAATCACCGGGGACAAAATAGGGATGCCCCTCAACTGCCCGCTTCGCTCAATCGTCATAACCTGGATAATATTCCGTCGTCCAGTTTGTGTGCCATACTTCGGAATATATGTGTAGTCATGATCATCATTAAAAGTGTTATACAGCTTATTTAATACGTAGAAGCCAACGGCGGCGCCGTATTTATTGAACTTAACGCCGTGAATTACATCGTTATTCTCATCTTCTTCTCGCCCCATATATTTAGGCGGAGAAGCTATAAGAATCGATTCTACAATCTGCAATCGCAACGGATATGGGTTCTTATCTGTTTGATTAAGCAACAGCGGTAAATTTACAAATGAATCGCCGTACAATAGCTTTTCATAGTACACTAGGGCCTGAATTCCGTAGAAATCAGTCTGTTCACGTGCATCGCAGTGCTTAGCCCACATTGCAAACTCACGTTCGGTCTTACGTTCCCAAGCGTTCTTTTCTTCGAACGTTAGCCCCAACTCCTCATATCGGATATTGGCTTTAAACCTTAGGCCCGGACCAATAACATTGGTTTTATTCGTCTTCAATGCGCCAGCTGCAATTGGTGTACCTTGTTGAAGGTCTACCGACCTTGCCCGTAGCATTCTAAAGTTAGCATCGATATCGTGCCTTGCATCCTGAGAGTTAACCAGGTACCCTTTGGCGCTAGATTTAAAACTATTAGCACCGTGATTAGAATAGCCAGAGTTTGTTTTACTCCCAGAATATTGCGTTGCTTTGTGCCTACTAGCTGCGGTTTTCATAAACTGCTTCTTGCGTTTACTCATATATCCCGCGGAATGACACGATATGCACGACGTCGAGGTCTTTTTTCTAGCCTTGCTACTTCATTGCGCCAAAAGTTGATGCGGTCTTTCACCTCTTGCACATTGGCACGAGTTAACCGACGATTACCAATGGTGTACTCTTTGCCCGTTGCCAATGCTAAATCCGCATCTAGCCACGCCTGTAAATGCTCTTTTGCCTCATATATTGTCCATTCTGCCATCCTTTCACCTCCTTTCACGCATTAAAAAAGCGCCCATGTTGAGCGCTTAGACTTGTGCCATGCATAGATTGGAACATCATGCTTATTAAAGCCTGTGTTTCCACATCCGTGTGGCACAATATCTCCATATGTTTGATGTCATGAGCTGATATATTTAGACCTTGCCTATATTTATATAGAAATTCAGGCATTGCCTTTTCTATTATCAAATATAAATAATAAGGAATTACGTTTCGTGGTTGAATCACTACATATTTAGCGTCAACTTGTTGCGCGGTAGCTAAATATATCAATTCTCCTTTACTAGCAGATACTTGCAAGCAAACACAGCCCGGTGGATATATTTGATTCTTCTTAGGTCTCCCCAGTATATCCGCAACTTCCGTAATTTTAATTTTCTTGTAATTTCTTAACATTACACAAACATCTTTTGAAGTAAATACTTTTTAACATCTTCTATTTTTTTTATCACGGCTTCTTGCTCCTCAACTGTAACAGCACTTTCGGATGATATTAAAAACTCTGTAAATTCTTTTACAAATTCGTCATGCTCTTTCTGCGCGCCAGGATCTGTGCAAACTAGTTGCTTTAACATTTCCGCAATTTCCAATCCTAAAGCACGACTTTCTCTATTAATTTCATTCAAGTCTTTAGCAAGCTGTACCGCATCCGGTATTTCTTCCGGTTCAAAGCTGTCAATATAGCGTGGAATATTCAGATTATAGTCATTGTCTAAAATAGTAGACATGCTAATGTTACTAGAATATCGCTCTATATCGGCCCTGTCCTTGTACGCTTTAATTACTTTTTCCACCTGTTCGGCGGTCATTATATTTTTGTTCTTGTTCTTAACAAAATCTTTTTGTGCATCGATAAATAATACGCCTTTGTTAGCGCGATTTTTCTTAAATACCAATATACACACAGGTATACTTGTATTTGTAAACAGATTAGAAGGTAGTCCTATTACCGCATCAAGTAAATTATCCTCAATCAGCTTACGTCGTATATCGCCCTCTGCCTGTCCTCTGAAAAGCACACCGTGCGGCAGGATAAAGGCAGCTGTGCCAGAAGCATTTAACGAATAAAGTCCGTCAAGTATAAAAGAAAAATCGGCTTTACTCTTTGGGGCTAATTTATAACCTTCAAAACGTGCATCCATTTGTGGAATCCAAGATTGACTATATGGCGGATTGCTAATCACTGTATCATATTTTTTACTCTCTAGCATATCTACTTTAGATACTTGGCCAAAGCCCGATACCGCGGATTCCACTTTATAGTACGCAAGCTCTTCACCAGTAAGAACGTTCTTCTCTACTACTTCCGCGTCGATATTAGCTATTAGTAGATTGAGTAGCATAAAGGCTATCGCATTTTTTGAATACTCTTCGAGCCTTAGTGCCACGGTATTATCCAACTTTACTTTGGCCAAAGATAATCCGCCTATTCCTGCGCACACGTCACGAACATCACCACCAGTGGTAATTCCCGCGATTATATCAAGCACACATTGTGGCGTGTAATCTTGCATATAGTTTTTTCTATCTGCACTATGTTCTTCGAATTCAGCAAGTAAGGCCTCATACGAATAGTAAGGCTGTATCGACTTCAAAAGTACCGAACAGGTATTCGAATTTAGCAATACCTTTGTTAGAGCTGTAGGTATTTCGTGCATTTCACGAATATTTAGTTCTTCCATAATCCTTTGTAGGATTGTCATAATCGTATTCCTCCACCTCTAACACGTCGTCTCGTCCGTTTCTTTGGTGTATCGCCAGCCTTGACTACACGAGCTGTATTCTGGTATGGCGTATAATTCTCTTTACTATTCCGAGCCTCTAATGCATCGAAATTCGGATTCATAATAGCAATGGCAGCTTGATTGTAGTTTCTAATATCGAATGGTTCATTTCTTTTACGCCCTGGTCGCAGCACCCATTGCTCTTTGAAATGGCCATTAACTAATTTAGATACTTTCATCTCTGCCAACAGCCCCTCAAAGTATTTCTTCCCATATCCTTTTTCATGGTCTTTTGGGAAATGGCAATACCTCGGCTGGCCTTTTTCTTGGTTCAAGTCGCTATAAATTTGTTCCTTGCCCGTATCTACGCCGAGCTTAAACAATTTTGTTTTGTACTTTTTCAACTTTGTAGGCAGACCATCAATCAAGTCTTTACCTGCACCGCCTACGCCCTTAATAGGGTAAACGCGCTTATGCCATCTAGTTGAGCAGTACTTATAAACAGACTGAGTCTTACTACCGCCAGAGTCAATGCACGTAACAGATACGCCCCTTCTTCTACCGTCAGCATAAGACCATGTACGATTTAAAATAATGTCGTCTAATTCTTTCCATACGGCGTCATAGGCAGGGTCTCCATATAATCTGAAGTATTGTATACCCCAGCTCTCATAATCTTTCCCCCAGCCGACGATTTCACACTCTAAGCGGTCGTCCTGCGTATCGACACCGCATGTTAAGAGTAGAACGCCGTCCGGTAGCTCCGCTCCGTAGTCTTCTCTACGTTCATAGAGTTCTTCCGATTGCAATGTTTCCGTATCCTCTTCGTAAGGAATACCCATTTCTGTATTAAAGAATGTCTTAACGCCAGCTGTCCCGAGTTTAGTCGCCTCTTCGTATTTATCTTGAAGTTTACTCCAAGACGCCCAGGGCGAGCCAAACGCGTTCATGTGAAAGCTTCGGCAATTGTACTTCTTTAAATTCTCCGGCGCTTCCGCAATCCATTTGCCCTCTCGATACAGTTTCTTCCACTCGAACTCTTCGGATAGTGTTCCGCAATGATCACACGCCAAGTAGTACTTGCCAGTGTCCTCGTCCGCGTGGAATTTATCCCATGACGGATATACATATTCACCACAAGCAGGGCACTTGATATGCCACACCTCTTGCGTACCGCCTAGATACAATTTCTCTATACGGCTGGTACCTTTAGCCAATGGCGTAGATGCGTACACGTGCTTTCGATTGTAGAACGTATTAGTGCGCTTTTCTGCTAGGCTCAAAGGGTCGCCTTCCGTGCCTGCTGATGCTGGATAGCGGTCAATTTCGTCCGCTAGTAATACACGAATTGGCCTGGATGCCAAATCTGCTGGGGCATTCGCGCCTACTAATGTTAGGTACCCTCCTGGAAAGGTCTTATTCAATACCGTATTGCCACTGTCCCGAGATTTTACATCGGCCATTTTATCGTTCAGTACTTTCGTGTCACGAATAAAGGGAGCAATACGAGTTTTAGAGAACTCTTTAGCTATATCTTTTGTAGGCTGCATGAACATAATTGGTGATGGAAAGTAGTCAATAAAATAACCCAACACATTTTTAATGAGCTGGGTTTTACCAATTTGCGAGCCTGTCATGTATACTATTTTCTCAACATCAGGGTCACTCACCGCATCAAGCATTTCCTTTTGGTAAGGTGCCCTATCAGTGGAATACTTCCCCGGTTCGGCGCTATCCTCAGTGGAAAGCACCACGTTGGCGTTGGCCCATTCCGACGCAGTAAACTTTGGCGGTGGCTTTAATACACTGGCCAATCCTTTGAACAGGTTGCATGTGTGTTTCAATCACCCTCACCTGCCTCGTCGTCATCTACGATGATATCATCGGACTCATCGTGGAACATGTTAGGGTCATATTCTGACAATTCTGTCAAGCATTCATTGACTTCATCAAGAAGCGCATCTTGAATGACTAACAGATTCGTCTCACCTAACACTTTGGGTGCTGCTTTTAGTGGCAACGCCTGGAGCTTACTTTTAAAGTTATTCAACATTCGATTCATTACGGCTTTAACTGTATTCGAGCGGTGCAATTCCCCATTCATGATCTTCAGTTTGTTTTCTTCAATCATCCGTTTAGTTCGAGTTAACAAAGTTCGTTCTGCATCATATCCGCCTTCTCGTGCTTTCTTTTCGAGTTTACTTTCTCCGGTTTTATACGCAATAAATGCTTGTACTGTTTTCGCAATATTGTACTGTCCGCGTTTTTCCTTTTCGAATATACCGTCCTCGGTCAACTGCTGAACCCGTCGAGAGCTGATACCGAGCACTTTTGCCACAATTTTAGATGATACTAATTCGTCAACGATTGTTACGTTCGTCACAGTCTCGCCTCCTTTCAAAAGTTGACCTTTTTTGAAGCCGAACAGCAATTCGGAAAAATAACTAACTAGCTATTCCGCGGGGTTCGGATGACCCACGCAAAATATTTTTTGTTTGGAGTACCTTAATGACCCCGGGTATGTCTGAGGTACTAGCCCCCATACATGCCGCCTCGCCAGTGCTGTTTACGTGAATGTTTCATCATATCTTTAGCAAAGGCTTTGGCTTTACAATTACCTTTACTGCCAAGGACAATAGCATTAGCAGTACACTTATTACGTTTGTTATGTAAACAATCTTTAATATGGCAAGTAATATCTGTCATACTATTCTCTCCTTTCTATTGGCAGTCAGATTCTATTTGTAGGCTTAATCAATATCACCATAGGATGGTAGTAATTTGTTATAGTTAAGTACTCAAGGAAATCTCTTACATTATGTATTGGTTGTAGTTAAACAAGGCTATTATATTTTATGTCCAAGCATCTCAAAGGCGTCGCGAATTTATTTTGGTATAGTTTGTTATTTGAAAGGATTACATTTGCATTACGAATAGGTACCCCCTATGATGATATTGATTAAACCTGCATAATACAAAAGGACGCCAAGTACATCTGGCGTCCTTTTCTTATTCACTTCCTGTGAAGTTTCCCAACTTTCACACCTACAGTATACCACATGTCGATGTATCGTTTTGTATCGTTTTGTATTGTCCACGCTATTTCAATCTAGCACGTATACGTCCTACCTCTACCAGGGCCCTATCGTGTAGCTCGCCGCGTACTCTTGCCTCGCTATAGAATAAGATACCGGCTAGCTCTTTCCAGCTCTTCCCTTGTACATATCGCTCAGTCAGTAGGACCGCCAACTCATTCGGCCGTACTTGGCTAATCACCCAACGGACTTCTGCTTTAATGGCTTTTAACCTTTCTATTTCCTTTCGTTGCAATTCAACACATTGCTCGATACCAGCTACTATACCGGATAAATCGCCGCAATGCCCGCCCGATACCCTATCCTTGCTGTAGTCCGTGGCGGACAACGTGTCCGCCTTACGTTCTATCTGTGCCTCAATATCACGCTTAATTGAATCTATGCGGTCATCAATTCGTAATATTTGTTGCATGTACTCTTTATCGGTCACTCTTCCGCCCCCCTTGCAATATCTCCATATCTCGTATAGCTTATACTGGTCCTCGTGCTTACTACTCACTGTCCATGGACTTTTACCTTCAGCATACACAAGCGCCTTACCGGTACCGCCCCATACATCATCAATACGATAGAAGTGCCTATGATACCAATGTTTGTTATCATTCGATACTAACACACAGTCACCTTGTTTAAACCGTTTCATTCCCCATTACCTCGTTGATGTATCTATCCAAATACCATCGTGCTTTTTTTAAGTCTTCGAGTTTATCGCCCTTGTATCCAGCACGTGCGATATATTTGATAACATTACCTAGATGGTACGGAAGTTGTTGATCTTCGATAAAATCAATTACCTCAATCTTACCCCTTGTATAGTGTGATGGATGATTCACGGCATCGTGCTCAATGTTTCCATACATCTTATCCTTATCTTCAACAGTTGGCACATACACAGTTAACTTTTTACTGTCTTCCTTCTGTCTATTTACTGTCTCGTTACTGTCTACTGTAATCATTTTTGCTTCCTCCTCAACTTCCTTCTTGGATTTATGACAGAATTTAATTGCACAATCAGGGCAATATTTACGTGGCCTGCCCTGTGGCTTTCTAAGATATTCAAACGGCTCTCCGCAACCTTCGCACTCTCTAACTTCTAATTTAGTACCGGTCGGCGGAGGCGTCATAACTTCCATGCACTCCGGGCAATAGTCTTCTGAAGTTTTAACCGTAAACTTCGTGCCACACTTTCTACATTTTTTTTGCATAACGTTTTACTCCTTGTACAACTCCTTACGATATTTGATAGCTTCGAGTAGTGCATCTTGCCCTACTTCCTTGCGCTCCAAAGCTTTCATCACTTGCTCATCCATCGTCCCTTTTGTTACTAGATGATGGATAATGACTGGTTGCGTTTGGCCTTGCCTGTGTAGTCGTGCGTTAGCTTGTTGATATTGTTCTAGGCTCCAAGTTAGCCCATACCACACGATGATGTTACCACCTGCTTGTAAGTTCAAACCGTATCCAGCCGACGCGGGATGGGCCAGTAACATTTGAATGTTTCCTTTGTTCCACTCAGCTACATCATCGTCGGTCTTTAATTCAACCGCTTTCGGAAAGGCTTCTTTAATCGCTTGTAGGTCATGTTTAAAATTGTAGAAAACTAACATCGGTTTTCCCTCATTTGTTTCTACCAATTCTTTCAAGCGCTCAACCTTCTCATTGTGGACGATAATTGTTTCACCTTCATCGGTATAGATAGCCCCATTGGCCAGTTGTAATAATTTACCGGCCAAGGATGCTGCATTGAGTGCACTTACATCGTCATCATCAACCAAGCTTAAGACATGATCGCGTTCCATTTCTTTGTAAAGCGCCCATTCTTTGGGATTCATCTCTACCGTGATGACATTTTCAATACGTTCTGGAAGATTAAGATAATCCTTCGCTTTTAAACTCATACAAATATCTTGTATCTTATAGAATATCGCTGTATCTCCGCCAGGCAGCAACCGATAGCTATACACGATATGCCCATTTGTTTTATCTGGTTTAAAATAGCGATTGCGGTACTCTGTAATTGTTTTACCCAATCGGTCTCCGCCATCTAGCAAGTACATCTGCGCCCACACATCCATTAATGTATTTGGTGCCGGTGTGCCTGTTAGAATCACTACCCGTTTGAAGAAAGGCCTCATCTTACGCATAGCCTTAAACCGTTTGGCTTGCGGATTCTTAAACGATGAACTTTCATCGATAACAAGCATGTCAAAAGGGAACGTCTTCTTACGATAGTACTCATACAGCCATTGCACGTTCTCACGATTCATCACATAGATATCAGAATCACTTTCAAGTGCTTTGATGCGGTCCTTTTCAGGACCTAGCACAGATGCTATTTTCAAATAGCTTGTTTCATTCCATTTGTTAGCCTCTTGCACCCAAGTCGATTCTGCTACTTTTTTAGGTGCGATAAGAAGCACTTTTTTAATATCGAATTGGTCATACATTAGCTGCTCGATAGCGATTAGTGTAGAAATTGTCTTGCCTAAGCCCATATCAAGTAACAGCCCATAATGTGTATGGTCAATGATTCTTTGAATTGCTATCTTTTGATAATCGTGTGGATGAAAGTTCATGAATCGCCCTTCTTATATCATCAACAAACAATGCAGCCCCTAATTTACCAGTAACTACGGAAACGCTGGCGCCCAGCTTTCGCATCCGTTCTATCTGCACGCGTTGATTAGGCCTTAATCGCCCTTTCTCGTCTTTTAGTTCAGCGAACACGACTAGGCCACCCGGTAAGATTACAATCCGATCCGGCACCCCATCATTTCCTGGTGATACGAATTTCATATATATGCACCCCAGATTTTTGAGTTGATTTCCCAACCAACGCTCGATGTCTTTTTCCATTCTCTCACTCCATTCTCAATAAATAATCGGCAACAGGCCTCAGCCTATATAAAATCTGGCTTCATCGGGGTTGTGTTGCCGATGTTTTGTTTTTTTTCTCATATATATATATACGCGTATTTGCGTTTTTTGCGTGTATACGTATACAAGCACTTATTCATATATTTATTATTTTTAATTAATAGTAAATAATAGAAAACATCGGCAACAAATTGCAATTAAGATAGACAACAACTACACAACACGTGTTGCCGATTTTGTTGCCACACGTGTTGCCGTTGCCGATTATTTTCGCTATATCAAAACATATCGATGTATAGGCTTGTATAAAAACTATTTCGATGTATTTCGATACTTAAAAATTAGCTAATCGGCAACAAAAATCGGCAACACGATTATTTACGATTTTTAACTATCATTTTTGCCTTATTTTGGAGTGTACTGTCCTCCCTTATAAACGCTCTTTGCACGCCATACATCTTCCCAAATCGCATTTTACCAACGCTCTTTGAATAAGGGCTCCACCCTTTTATGGATTGCAAGATATCAATGATTTCTCTCGCCTTTGCGTTCTGCAGGTTCTTCCTGTCCCCCTCCATCACTTCACACCATATCTCAAGGGCACACACCCGCTCCCGCTGCACTGAACCACAATGATCGTCATCGCCATAGTTCCTGATATAATCGCGTCTATCAAAGATATCTAGCGACTCCCAATCTTCAGGAAGTAGCATTTCGAGGTATTCTTCAATGAGTCCTACGAGTTCACCACCTTCAGTGTGTGATAATTGGATTCTTAAGGCTTCTTCCTCAAGGTCCCCCTCGAGTACTAACGATTCGCCGTTAGACCAGTAATAGTAAGCCTCCGCCCATAATTGGTCGATGTCATCTTGCGTTATGTCCCAGGCGTTTTTCGTCTTACGAGCTTTGTCGCCTGTGATTGGCCAGAATCGGCGGTTACCAGTACGGTCTTTAAGGAACATCAAATTATTAGTGGAACCAGCAAATACACACTGGCGAGGGTACTCTTCGGTACGCCTGCCATACGGTGAGCGGAACCTGTCAGAGGTACGGCTGATAAAGGCCTTTACAATTTCATTATCATTCTTGTAAGTAGGTGCCAGTTCCGCGAGTTCATTAATCCATGAACCCTGAATTTGTTCGAGGGCATCTTTTGTCTTGATATCCACTAAAGAGTTATTAAACCATTTACGGCCTAAGCGTTCTAAGATAAGGGATTTCCCTAAGCCTTGCGCGCCGTATAATACGATAGCCGTATCAAACTTGATACCGGGCACCATGACACGTGCTACAGCGCCGCACATCCATTTACGAGTAACGGCCCTAATATATTCGGTATCTTCGGCACCAATGTAGTCGATGAAAAGGGTATCAACTCTACATTTACCGTCCCAGGTTAAACCAGTTAAATACTCACGTACAGGATGGAATTTGTTGGTTTGCGTGACTTCCTGTAAGGCATCATCGATAATGCCTTTACCTTTGATAAGGTATTTTGTAGCAAAGTAATTACGTAGACACGCATCGTCTGTATCCGTCCAGTAAGGAGTTTCGTCCTTACCACGCCACGGCAAATCGTCAATTACGACTAATCGGTGTGCGAATTCGTCAAGACGGATTTTACCTTTTAACACCGGGTCGTATTTTAGAACAATTAAGCAGTTGAACACTTCAGACTCTGGTGTACCTCGTCGGTCACGTTTGAGCTTTTCGAGGAAGTCTTCTTCCTCATCCGTGATATCATCAAATTCCATATCCGCCATACGCTCTTTGTCGAGCAGAACAGGTGCGGCGCCATCTTTGTTGACAAAGTCAAGCATTGCCTTGTAGCTCGGTAAGTCTGTTACTTTGGTGCGCGGATCCGCGTCGGTATCTTCGGCACCAAATAAGTGAATTCGTACTAGGTCAAAGGCATTGACGAGCTTACCGCTGATAGGGTCAGTTGCATGATTCGAATAAGCAAATGTGTCATTATCGTAAATAACTAGACCTGCTACTGAGCTGCCTTCGGTATACGTGTAACGGTCTTCGTGCTGCGTCGGTGCATAGACATTTGGTAGAAACTTATGTATCGCTTCCGTGATACTATAGCTCCTACAAAAGGCGCCAAGTAATCCTTTTTTCTCTAATGGGTTACCTTGCTTTTTAGCCGCATCAAGTCTGATTTGAGATTCTTTACTTGATGTTGGCCAAAGGCTCGTATCACGCCAGTCTCTGTAGGTACTCAAATACGTATCGACTGAAATAAGATTCCCCTCATTATGTTGGTATACATACGCAACATCTTTAGGGCAACTTGGCCAATACATAAGGCGCTCCGCTTGATGCGTTGAGGAATCGAAGGATTCAATACCAATATCATCAGCAATGCGTCTTGATACAGCCTGGTACTCATCAGGAGTCATCACTCTATCGGTAGGAATGATGATGCGGTATCGGGGATTGTCAGGGGTATGGCTGTGCGTACTGTATAGCACGTATTCCATATCGCCTAGTTCCAAATCAAGGTTTGAAATAAAATCCTCGCCAGGTGAATCCGCATCAAGAGTAATCAAGTACCTTTCTTTAACAGAGCCTCTTACTCGTCTACCATTATTGGGGATATAACCACCTACGAAACCGCCTACATCTTTCCGCCGGCCCTTTTCGTCCTTAGGCATTTTAACGTATTCAGCAGCCGTTTCATTAGTGACTGTTGGCGTGGATAATTTGTTGGCCAACGCACTCCAAGTCATTTTCTGAGACTTCCAGCTACGGGCGGAGCGATTTCTGCCCGTAGCTATGATGATATTTGTATCCATATTACATCGCTCCCCCCTTCGCAAATTGGATGTCTCTTATAAATTGGGGTACTTGTAATTTATGCTTTTTAACCCATTGGCATACAGCATAATTGACATCGTGGTTATCGCTAACACATCTGTTATTTTTTAACTTAGCCTGGTGTATTTCAACAAAGTTATCTGTATCCTTGTTAGGATTAACTTCAATACATGCAACGGGCTTGTCACTTTTATAGACGCCTACTATAGCACACGTTCCAGCTTTTACCTTATCGACATAAGTACCAACACAATTATTCAATTGCACGCCTAATCGGATGATGCCGTGCGTTGACTTGATCACATTGAAAGTTAGCCCTTCAACTGAATCTGCTAACTTTTTATGGCGTAAGCTCTGTTGCACTGGTAAGTTTTCGGCTTCTTCAAATTTAGATAAGCACACAATCTCGTCATGCAGGTCTTTAATTTGAATTCGTTTAGCCCAAACTTCTTTTTTCTTGTTTCTTGATAATCTAAGATACATATCAGCTGTATCTTTAATTTCAGAATAGGAATCGGCGTTTTTAATGAACAGTAGCGTACGCCGCTCACCGTATTGGTGCATCATGATAGATAGGAACTTTGTAAACATAAGCAAGGCCTGTTCGCTATTCCATATTGGCCACGATTGAATATATCCTGTCCCCCCACCTTCCTCTGCTACGAGGTCTGTAAAGGCCTTTTGATAATCCATGCTTTTGAATATCTTGCTGGCCGTCTTAATTACTTTCACATAAAAGAAAGGACGTATTGACAGTAATCTTCGAACCCAGCGCTTATCCGGCAATTCATAAAGCTGTATTAGTGCTTTAATAAATGGTGTGCCGGTACTTGTTAAGTCGGTAATATTTGAAGTACTCACCTTATCAGATCCGAAAGGTCTAAAATAGGTGTCATAGTCTTTAACTAGGGTATCGTTAAGAGCGGGCGCATCCGGTGCGTGCATTTTCCATATTAGGTTATGGAGCAAATTATCAAGGGCCCCATATTTGGCCGATAATAAAACACCCTGCCTAATAGACTTAACTTTGTAGCCTACTTTCTTAGATAACTTAGTAAAGTAGGCGTCCTTTAGCACTTTAGCAAAAGTCTTTAGTTCGTTTTTATGTTCGGCTAATCGACAATTTGGAGTCGCTACAAGCCAGCGCAAGGGCAATGATTTGGAGTAAAAGCTCGATATATTAGGTTCGATTTCAGATACTATATCGGCACGAGTACGCTTCTTTTGAACCAGGAATACTTTCCCCTGCTTAAAATCAAACCGTACTATATCAACAAGAGGAGGCTTGTATCCAGGGTAAATCGACTGCATATCGTTATCAACGTATACGGTGTGGTAGTCGAATTTAACGTCTAATATTGATCCTCTATCGATGATTGAAAGTTCGATATCAAGTGGAATGTTGTCATTACTCGAAACCTCAGCAACACAATCACCATCGAGGCCTCTAGTACAGATGAGTTCGCCACATTGTGGGCAATAAAACTCATTTGACATATACGGGTCTACGATTCTACCCATCCCCGAAGATACAGAAGGCCACAAGCAGGCAAATGATTGCCCGCAATCTACGTGGTAATGTACAGCAGGTGACCAAGAGTTCACTTGCTTGCGCCGTACTAGGTCATACAGCTTTTTGACTGACAAACTAAATAATACCTTCATAAGGCGCTAACCTCTTTCTTATAACAAATCGTCTAAATCGTCTTCTTCTGCAGGTGCTTCATCAACTACAGGCAATGTTTCTTCTACTGGTTCTTTCTTCTTAGTAGTACGTTTACGCTTTGGCTTTTCTTCGGCTTTCGGTTCTTCTGTAACCGTAGGCTCTTCTACCTTTGGAGTTTCCTCAGTCTTAGGGGCCTCTGCTTTCTTGCCGTTTAATACTTTAAGGCCCAAATCACAAGCAGCAATACAGCCTTCGCAGTACGCCATAGCGGAGTCTTTACGTTCGCTAGCAGGTGCGTTTTTTACTAATTCGTATAAGCTATCAATGACTTCGCGTTGTTGTTTAATTTGTTCTTTGTTAATCATAATGACTTCCTCCTAGTCTTTCATATAATACGGGTTTTCAAACCCAGCTGCGTTTAATAGGAGGCCCTCATTCCAGGGCTCAGGTTTACACATAATATCTATTACTTCTTCTAAACTGCCTTCGCCTATTGGCGCTTCGATAACCACTTCGTCGTGGATATGGGCTACAATCTTGTATCCAGCTTTTGCCAGTCTTAACATTGATGCGGCCAAGCACTCCCTTGCAACGGCCTGCACGATGTTTTCGACGAGCTTCCCTCCGTAGGTTTCAACTCGTCCCCATGTATTCTTAACCTGATCCATGCCGTCATACTCAATCGATTCACTCCCAAACCGATTGAGCCCTATTCTAGGCCTCGCGTAAGCAAGTCTACGTCCGGAGGGTAACTCGATAAACATAAACCCTTTCGATTTAAAGAATCGAATATTACCTTGTCTAATTCGTACGGGTTCGCCAGTCTTTACGACTTTCTTGGCTGCAGTATCCGCATCCTTCCAAAATCTCGTAATGCGTGGACTAGCTCGTCGCCAAGCTTCGATGATACCTGGAAGTTCTGATTCTGGTATTTCTCCTTTTGAGTCCATCGATTTCATGGCGCCTACACCGCCGCCATACCCTAGTGCTAATTCGGCTACCTTGCCTTTTTGTCTAAGGTGTCCGTTAACTCCGTGCTTCTCGACTGGTACGTGGAACATGCTAGATGCGGATGCGCAATATATGTCGCCACCTTGGGCAAATACCTCTTGTCGCCACTGCTCATGCGCGAGCCACGCAATCACACGTGCTTCAATAGCGCTAAAGTCAGCTACAATAAAGCGGTGCCCCTCTTCTGCCACCAAAGCGGTACGAATGAGCTGCTTGATCACGTCGCCAGGGTTACCATATAGAAGGTCTAGCAATTCTACATCCCTGCTTTTAAGAACGTCCCGAGCTGTATCTAAATCTTCTAGGTAGTTACGTGGGAGGTTCTGTAGTTGCACTACACGCCCCGCCCATCGTCCGCTTCTCATAGCGCCGTAAAACTGAAGCATGCCGTGGATATGCCCATCGGAACATACTGCATTTTTCATGGCCAAATACTTTTTAATTGAAGAGTTGCCCAGGACTTGACGGTTCTTCAGCACAGTACGCACATCGGAAGGAATATCCTGTGCCAGTAGATTTGATACATCATCCTTTCGCATCGTCTCGACTTCATAGCCAAGGCGATTTGATAACCAATCCTTAAGTTGCAACGTACTATTGGGATTATCTAGCCCTGTTAGTCGTGCCGATGATACGGTAGCCTTTTCTACGATTTCGTCGTTACATTGAAGAGCCGCATCAACGAGGTCCATATCTACCCTTACGCCTCTCCAGTTGATGTCTTGATCTAGCAGCCAATACTCATGTTCAATGGCAGGCGGTTTCAATGAAAGCAGGCGTTTACGAATGGCCTTTTCTACCACTACGTCCTGCCGATTGTATTCAATAAATTCGGCCCATTTGTCTGGCGCATCCTCAGGCATATTCCGTGTCTTAGGATTTGTCTTCGTAGGCTTACGCGGAACGGAGAAGAATTGAATTAGGCGTTTACCTCGTGAATCCTTAGCTTCTCCTAATTTCAAAGCCTTAGACACATTATCAAGGCTTGCCGGTAGACTGCAGTATAATGCCAACACAGAGGTACATTCCCAATTTGTGTAGTCCGCATCAGGGAAGTACTTTTTTAGGCATAGCATTTCAAATGCTGCATTGAACGCGGTCTTTGTAATTTCCTTATTATACAAAGCGTCCACCACCCTTTCGGGCAGTGGATTCTTTGTCATATCAATTACTTCGACAGGTTCGTTATCAAAGCTATAGGCAAAGAGCAGTATTTCAAATGTTGTATCGTCAACGTATCGCTGTGCCCCATATTTAATAGGGCAGGCGCAATAGGTTTCCACATCAATACTGAGCTCCATAATTACCCCCTTAGATTAAATCGTCGTCATCATCTAGGTCGCCTAAATCATCATCGCCAAAGTCATTAGCAGATACATGTACACCGCCAAGGCGCTCGCCATCTTTAACTTTACGGATGCCGTTTAGGCCAAAGCCTACACCTTTTTTGCCATTGAAGTTATAGGCAAAAACGGAAAGTGCGACCTGCGCATATACACCAGAATAGATTTCTTCTTCGATGTCGAAGGCATCCATTTTGATTTTGTCACGAGTAAATACGATAGGTTGCTTATCGCTGTTAGCGTTAATGAAGAATTTACCAGCATAGGTTTCCGGTTGGTCCGCTACTGCTTCGTCTGTATCGCCATCACGTAAGTTCAATTTAAGGTAAGCTGCTTTGCCTTCCACTTTAGCAACTGCTTTTGGATCTGCTTTGAGTTCTTCAATCGCACGTTCAAATGCTTTGATGGTCTTTTTATCTGTTTTATCAATAATGATTTGAGAGCTGTATTTTGCTTTGCCATCATCGTTTTTACGAGGTTGCGCAATATTTGCATAAGAAAGTCTTACTACACCAGTTGTCAATTTAGCCATTTGTCTGTCTCCTTATTTCTTAAATGGGTTATGTTCATAGTCAAACCCTATTACTGTGTTAAATAAATTATCTAATTCGTCTTCGATATCAGACCTTTCGTCATCTAGTTGAATCCACTCATCGTCTTCTTCCCAAGAATATTTCGAAAGGTCTAATTCGGTCTTATAATAATCCTCTATCGCCTCACACTTAGCATCTACTGCGCAATAGCGAACGTGTAAGCTAGTGGCATAGGCAATAGTAATTTGGTAGAGCTCGTCGAGGTAATGCCCCCGTTCATGGAGCTCTTTTGCGATAGCTCGTACAGAGGTCATTTTTCAACCTCTGTCATTAGCTTCGCTACTAATGCTTCTAACTTAGAGATACGGCTTTGGGCATCCTTGGCTTCCGCTACGTAATCGCTACCTTTACCAAATTTGAAAGATGCGCTCACGTTGTACATATTTTCACTTCCGAAAGTTCCTGCAATGCCTAGCAATATTTTTTCATTAGGTCTGTAGTACAAACCTAATGCTACTGCATTTGCATTGTTGAAATGGCCATATGCAATAGATGCGCTGAATTTATCATCTTTGTTGAATTCCATAGGATGTAGTCCAGCTAATGCAGCCGCACCTGCACCTACTTTATTTACTCGGCCCTCTAATCGGCTAATATCTGATTTTAAATTCGTTAAAGCGTTATGTGTTTGATGCTCCAGTACATCAATTCGTTGCTCGTGATTTGCTAAGATACGATTGTGTGCATCCATATCTTCACTCATTGTATTAATGGCATCATATGCAGCATGTAGCTGTGATCCATTTACTGCATCAGTTGAAGATGCATCCACTCTTCCTGCTGCAACGTTCTGAATTTGTCGAACATAATGTTTTACGCCACCATATCCTGCACGGTCTTTACTACCAACGCTTACTACTGATGTTGCATCTGTACCAGCAAATACATATGTTGTATTATTTACCTTCGCTTGTAGTTGATTAACTGCATCATCTGTTACACTATTCGTTCCTAGTGCAACGCTATTTGCCTTATCTGCGATTGTATTGTTTCCGAATGCGAGTGCATCAGTAGCTAATGCTTTGGCGTGTGTGCCAAATACGAGAGCACCTTGGCCAGTTGTTTCGGAGTTAGATCCGAATACAAGCTGTTCTTTTTGGGAACCAATTTTGTTATTGTAACCTACTACGACGGACTGGCCACCTGCTACGGTGCCATTGTTAGCACCGATTGCCACGGAGTTTTCACCAGTCACATTATTGGAACGGCCAAAGGCCACACTAGATTCTCCAGATACGAATGCACCGTTGCCGATAGCGACGCTATCATATGATGCAGTTCGTGCCTGGTTACCAATGGCGATGGTGTACTCCACTAAGCTTTCAGCGTGAGAGCCGAATGCGAAGCTATTACGTCCTGCTGCAGTAGCATTATTGCCACCAGCAAAGCCGTTTTCACCTGTTACCGTATTGTTAGTACCAAACGCCAACGCATTATTTGCGTTGATGTTGTTTTGGAATCCCCATACCGCGGAGCTAGTAGATGTTGCGGAGATGGTGTTATCGGTACCACCTACCGTATTATTGCTAGTTGCGCCGGCTACATTGACAGCTAGCGCAGAAATCGCGAGTACCGCTGTTACTGTTTTATTCATATGTCATACCTCATCATCAAATTCATTCATCAATGTTTCAACTGTATTAATTGCTGGGCGTTTATCGCTTTCCGGTACAAGTGTAGGCTTGCCTTCCGGTTTGTCGATGTACGCTTCTAGGTATTCGGCAACGCCTTTTTTACCAAGAACCTTTTGCAGATTCGTGATGCCTTCGAGTTCTCGAGGCTTAAAGATATCTTCTTCCTTGTAGCCGTTATCGAGTAATGTTCTAGCAGCGGCTTCCGGATCTGTTATGGTACGTCTTGATGTACCTTCCACTAATTTATACCCAGGCCATTGCTTTTCACCGGATAAGGCTTTCTCGTAGGCGAAGTCGTAAACGCCTTTAATCCATTTCGTGATTAAATCTTTCATCGCCAGGATGTCAGATACTTCGCTGTCCGTGAGTAATTGATTCAACTTGCCTCCATCTTTATAAAAGGCTGTAAGACAAGTATCAGCCAATGCCCGACAGGTGTGCCGTGCTTTACAGAAGTTACAGTAATCACAAGGCGTACAACTGCCCTCGCCGTTAAAGGCACGTTGTGCAATTGGTTTGATTTCTTCACCCCAATCGAGCAAGTCCTCAAGTGTCATTTCATCGGTAGATACGCTGTCCAGTCTTGGCTGAACAATGGTCATACGGATCGTTTTTACATCATACAAGAATTCGTTAACGTCGTAAGCACCTAATGCGTAGAGCCGCATTTGCGTATTTTCGATGGCACTGACAGGAACGCCTTTGCCGTATTTCAGGTCAATCACTTCCAGGATGCCATCTGCTACGATTACCATGTCACCGGTGCCAAAGCCTTCTGGTACCCAACGAGAGAAGTCGAGCCTTGCTTCAATCATAGCTTCCGCATCAGAGGAACGGGCGCGAGCCTCGTTCACCTTTTCTTCGCAGATATCTACATATCGGTTAACGGCTTCTACCATTTCAGTAGAGTAGTCGTCTAGCTTAGGCGCTTTTTTGCCCTCCAGCTTATGGCGCAGGATTGATTCAGCCAGGTCATGCGCTACCGTACCTTCTGCAGCATACGGCGATTGCTCATCAGGGAACATCGCTTCCAGTCTTGCTGAAGGAGTACATACTAGCCACCTGGCGCTACTGGATGCTCCCAGTAAAGCGTGTTTCTTAGCCACGACTAGCCACCCATTCCATAATTTGAATACGTTGTTCATCGGTAGCGGATGTTACCTTTTCAGCACCGATGCTATCTAAGAAGGCTTTGAATTCGCCTTTTGCTTTCGTTTTATCAGTAGCTTTTGCCATTACGTCTTTCACTGCTTCACGAGTTGCTTCAAGGCTTGGCACTTCTTTCTTAGCTGGTTCTTCCGCTTTAGGTTCCTCAGTTTTAGGAGTTTCTACTTTAGCAGGTTCTTCTACTTTAGGCTTTTCCTTCTTAGCAGGTTCCGCATTAACTGGTTTAATATCATTAGTTGTCCAGTTTTCTACTTCTTTAACAGGGGCGCCTACGATAGCTCGGTATAGGTCTTTGATTTCTTGATTTAATTCATTAGCGGTTTCTACTGTGATTTTTAACTCGATCATTGTTTTGTTTCCTTTCGGTTTAACTATGTGATATACTTTAAATGGATATTTTTCTATGTGCCCTTTACGCATTGCCGTGCGTGAGGGCATTTTTTTTGTGCCTAGGCATTCGTCAGGGCACGTTGTACAATCTTGCAATTTAACCACCTCCTTATACGCATTTAAGAATCATGCGAATCTCTTGTCCTACTAGAAGTCTATCCTTGAACGTGTCTTGTGTTCGAAAATCCTCCATGTAGACCTCAAGCATTTCTCGATATATTTGAGCCTTAAATGTTTCAGGGGTGTCTACTACCTCCCGATACGGTTTAAGGATTTTAACAGGTGAACCAAAGGTGTAATCGATAAACCCTCGTATCTTTAATTTTGCTTTGATGTTTCGGACTTTATCATTAGACCATCCTAGCAAAGCCATTACTTCTTCATTTGTCTGTACACCACTATCGTTGTAGGCGTTGTACAGAATTTCTTGATCTGTCATATTTCTGTCTCCTCTGTTTTATGGTCTGGTGTATTTCTTTACATTTTTTACATACGGCGCGCGGTGCGCCTGTCGTAAAGTTCCAATAATGGTAGGGGCCTTTTAGCCTCTTATTGCATCTTGTGCAGCGCTGAGTTCTCATACGTAATGCCCTTAAAATCTATAACTCTGTACCTGACGGCTACGCATTAATTTACGGCGCAATCGTCTGACCTCAATTCTGTAATCAGATACCATCCAAGCCATGACGCCACATGCCACTTGAAACAACGCTTGTGCAAAGCCAATGCGGTCAAGATCTAAACTGCCTACCGTACCAATTATCATCAATAGGCCGATTCCTTTAAGCATCCCGTTCATACAATGTGCGCCTCCTTAAATGCTTCATTAATTTTTTCTTCTGGCCAGCCTAGCGTGTTGGCCAAGTAAAAACGGAACCCTTCTCTATCAATTGAAAAGGTGCGCCCTTTTTTGCCTTCCGTTTGCCAGCACTGCGCAAAGGGGAACTTATCTCTCGCGATGCATTCACGTATCGCGGTCATGGTTCTTCCCAATACCGTGGCCATCTGGCAAACGGCAATTGTTTTAGTGATCATAAGTAACTCCTTCCTACCATCGATAAGCGGTGATTGCTGCCACTATGATGATAAAAACACTAACAGCCGCCGATAGACTTAGCGTTAGCATCCAAAGACAAATGCTTATAACAGCTTCTATATCACGCTTTTGCATTGTACCCACCTCCTAGTTGTGCCGACGAGCATATACGACTACGATGGCATTTACGATGTATCGTGCATCTGAAAGCATATCGTGAGATATGTTTGAAATCTTAGAAATGCCTAATGCCATACTAATCGTTTTCTTACATTGGATTTCAAAGTTAGAAGAAACCAACATAGTGCGATTTCGATTGTATCCTTTGGTGCAAGGTATACCGTACCTTTCTGCCACATCGTGGATATACGCTGTTAATATTTCGTGCGCACTAGATTGGGCAATTGTTTCAAGATAAGCTACACGTTCTTCCAGTTGCTTAATTCGTATTTCACTGTTCATCTGTTTTGCCCCATTTCTGTTTTAGTTATTTTCTATCAAATCCAGGATTATAGTAGTCCGTTTCCCAGAAATCATTGGACTCGTCCTGACTGACTCCAAGTGCATCACAAATAGCGACAATCGTTGCCATTTGTACTGATTTACCTTCAAGAGCACGATTTAACGTATCTCTTGAAATCTCCGCCGCCCGAATTAGGTCAGCTTTTGACATATTAAGTTCTTGCATACGTTCGCGAATCGCTTCGCCGTACATTCTTGTTGTAAATTCTTTTTGTTTCATCGTGTTTTTCCTTTCTATTGTGTTTATATTTATTCTTTTTTATATCATTATTTGTAGAATTTAATTCTACATTTTGGCAAAAAAAATGAGATCTCTATCATCGCTGGACAATCTTAGTTCATCGCACAGTACAGATATCTCACTGACTTTGAATTCATTAACACCGTCCGACTTAAGTTTAAGACCCTGAGGAGTAATTCCTAATTTTTTCGCCAACACTTTCTTTTTTATACCGGATTGATTTAATCGGGTATTAAAAAGCTCTGCATTAAAAGACACATTTATTCACCTCCTTTTCTGTTTCCATACTTTCTACAATCAATGATATATTGTTTCCTCTAATATGTCAACTATTTTTACACAAATATTTAATTTTTGTTGAATTTAACGCACTATATATATTATACTAATTATAGGAGGACATAATCATGAATAAATCCATTCACGACAGAATAAGAGAGCGCAGAATTGAGCTAGGTTTATCACAAGATCAATTGGCTGCAAAGATGGGATATAAATCAAGATCATCGATAAATAAAATAGAGTCAGGCCAAGCGGACATAGCTCGTAATAAATTAGAGCAATTAGCAGAGGCACTTCTAACTACTCCCGCATATTTAATGGGATGGGAAGAGCCAAAATCTAAGCAGAGCCCAGACTTTCAACCTGTATCCAACGAACCAGCGCCTACGAATACAGCTGTAGATAATATAGGCATAATGAAATCTAATTCTCCTCTACAATTTGTAGTTGCAGATAATTCATTTTTTCCTACAATTTCCATGAATGATACTGTTTCTGTTGATACGCTAAGACAGGCTAATCCAAATAAGTCTATTCTAGCCGTTCAAGCGACGGGCGCTAGCGGAGAGATTTTAGGGCCGTATGTAGTTTTAAGATTTTTCTTCTATACACCTACGGGAATTGTAATATATTCCCCTAACCCGCAATTTCAACAAGTATTTTATAGCTACCAATATCTTAAGGACGCGCATCCAATTATTGGGGTTGTAACTGCTATAATGTTTAATCAAGAAAACATTTAAGGGCTCAAATTGTAGCATATATAAAAAGAAAGGTTTAATACATATGCAGAAAGAAGTTATTGGAAGTAAAGGTGATATTTACACCATAGAAATCACAGAAAATCCGTTTTCGATTCATTGTAACTGTAAAGCGGGTAGTATGGGAATGTTGTGCAAACATACTTTAAATCTATTATTATCTGATGATATTTCTGCTCTTCTGCCTAAAGATATTAAAATTGCCTATGAGAATTACATATCTACACAGCAAGAAGTCGAAATAGCAAAGAAAGCTTCGGACAAAGCCAAAAAGAAGTTAGGGAAGTTATTACTGAAATAACGTTTTACACAGGGAAGTTGTACAGATTTGTTAACTTTCGCCACTTGGCGTTAGTATATATTTTTTAAAAAGGGAGATTTTAAAAATGACTAAGAAAAAAGGACTCTTATTAGCTGTTGTTGTATTTATCGGTTTATCCTACGCCTGCGGTCACGATTCTAACCAAAGCTCAGAATCCAAGCCAAGTACATCTCAAACGCAAGAAGCGAAGGCCCCATCAAAATCGGAAGTGGCTTATGATAAATTTGTAAACATTCCTATGGGTTCTTCCTACGAACAAGTAAAAGAGGCGTTAGGCGTAGACGGCAAGCTAACTCATGAAAATGTGGTTGCGGATATAAAAACACAATCCTATGACTTTGTAGTCGATAATGCCCACATGGCAATGATGTTTCAAAACGGTGCGCTCAATAGTAAATCTATTGCAAGCCTATCCTTCTTAAAACCAAGTGGCACCAAGATCACCTTAGAGCAGTTTAATCAAATTCAAACAGGCATGACGTACGATCAAGTAAAACAAATTTTAGGAAGTGAAGGTCGTCTATCTACGCAAACAGAAATTATGGGCGTGCAATCCTCTCTTTATACTTGGATGAATTCCGGTGGCTCTAATATTGTTATTACCTTCGGCGGAGATGGCACCGTAGACAGCAAAACGCAAATGGGCTTGAAGTAGTATACTCTGCCCGCGCGTGATATACTATAGATACCAGTACCCATCCACGCTTCAGGGTTTAACGACTACAGCGCACCAGGATGGGTCTTTTTGTTAAGAAAAGCCAGTCATCGTGCGGGTTGCTTCGAATTTGTTGACCTTAACAAAATCGGAAGAAAGCACATGATGTCTGGCTTTGTGATAAAAAAAACTCTCCTACCCTGCTATATAGGTAGGAGGACTTGAATTCAACTGAATAACGTTTATATAGGAGTTCTTATGTCAATTGAAAGTGTATTAAATGAAGATAACGCATTACTTTTAGAAATGCTACGAGAAGATAAAAATTTTATAGATACCTCCTTTACTTTCCCAAATCAAGGGAAAGAACTCCAATTAGAGTTGGTGTCCTGGAGTAATAGGAACAGATATATTCTATACATAAATAGAAAAAGCAAAATTAAAACTCGATATACGCTCCAGACTAAACACCGTGAAAGCTATATTTTATTACGATTAGATTTAGATAATAAAACCCATCGTAACCCTGACGGACAAAAAATAGGTGGCAATCATTTGCATATATTTGATAGGGATGATATGGCCGGTAGCTGGGCTTTTGAATTAGATGATGCACAATTAAATGAGGTATTTCCAGGATTCGATTTTTCAGAAATTACTAAAAACGGAACTACCCCAATAGAGCAGTTCCGCTTATTTTGTACATTATGTAATGCGACCAATCTTCCTTCAATCAATGAACAACCAGTAAATGATACGTTGGAGTT